GTAACGCCGAGCGCAGGAACGACCTCTCGGGGAGCGGCGGATGCGTCACCCGCATGGCAAAGATCGATTGCCCGTTGACCTGGAACATCAGTGCGCGTGCTTTTCCGGGTCGGATTTCCCAGGAATGCGGCACACCGAACTCATGAAACTTGGCGTATTTGACGTTTGTCCCGACCGTCGCGGTGACTGACGATCCAGATTCCGCGACTTTTGTGTTGATGCTCGATCGCAAGACGCCGGTGCGGACATTCAGCACCTGGCCGCTGAGCTTTTGTTTAACCAGACGCTCCAACTCCAGACCGAGCCGCGTCACCGCGCGCACAACGCTCTGACGCATCGCGCCAGGCATTGCCGTGAGCCGCGCAATGACTTCGCGATCCCCAATGAGAACAGCGCTGATCATGGCCGCACCGGAATGAACGCATCAAGCCTGGGATCGGGCGACACGGTAAACGCGAGCCAGACATCGCGCGGGCCACCCAAGTCGATCGGACGGAACCGCGGCGGCTCCATCCATCGCAACCTAGGCCTCATCCGTCGCGGTTGGAGTTGCGGCCGCAATGGCGGCCCATTAGGGAATTCTCTTTGCAAAATGGAAGGCAGCGCCCTCCGTCTGTCTTCGCCATATTCTGGCCAACCCCACACGGATACCGGAATACGCCCGCACGCATAAAGCGAGATGAGGAAAGAGACATACCCCACAGTACAATCAAGCTCATCGGCAATTTCTTTTTGGCCGCGCATCTCAATTGCCCACTGCCACGCGGCCCACGCGCCCTTCTCGTATAGCGTCATTCCTCTTCCTCGATCGGGGTCGTGCCGTCCTCGAGCACGATATCCGTCACCGGCGCAGTGCCGTCCTCGATAACGAAATCCACCTCGGGCTCAGGCAGCCGTGTCGGCGCCAATAACAGAGGCGTGAGCCTGTACCTGTCGACAAGGACCTGAATATCGCTCACCCAATCGCGACGCGTAAAGGTGACGGTTTCATACGATACCGACGTCGCGCCGCCCAGAGAGTGCGTGCGCTCGGCGATACGTGTCCGCTCGCGGTATTTCCGCACCACCAGCTCGATGCACGCCTGCTCTATATCGTCTGGGATCGGAGAATAGCCGGCGGTGTATTGTACGGTGACGTTCTGCAAGCCGCGGGTGAACCGATAACCCCGTAGCCCTAGCGTCGTCTCGTTGAACACATATCCCGCAGTGGAACCGGAGAACGCCACGCCTTGCGACAGCGGCGGGGCGGCAGGGATGGTGAGCCCGTCAATCATCAGCAAGATAATCGCGGTAATGGGATTGACGGCAAGGATCATTCGGTGATCCCGCTCGCCGCCCAATCCGTCGCGGACCTCTTGCCATCTCGCCAAACCAATCGACCGGGAACAGTACGTCTCAATAAAGACGCTCGCCCCGGTGATGAGCCGCGCGAGCATCGCGTCATCGCGCGGACCTAAAGTCCTTTCGCCAGTCGACAGCCACTCCTTTACATTCGCAAGAGTGGTAAGATCGGCCATTATTTTCGCGTCGCTCGCCTTCCTGCGATTCCTCGGCCTGTCGATACGGACGGAGCAGGATCTGATATAGGTACCGGCTCAGGATTAGGCTCAGGCTCATCCGGCATAACATCAGGCTCATCCGACACAACCGCAAAGCCGTGGCTTGCCAATTCGGTCATCGCGTCCATCGGCACGACAATCACACCATCCCCATCGGGCTCATAGGTATAGCCCCGAAAACTGCAGCCGGCGCCGTGCGCATTGCGCATCCGTACCGTAGGAATTGGATCCCCCCGCATCGCCGCCGCCTCCACTTTCACAAACCCCAATACGCCAAGAAAATGATGGGCGATATCTGCCGGAACGTCGACCAGCCAGGGCCCACCGAATTCGCGCCGATCATCGCTAGTGATGTCCGCGCGATAGGGGAAATAGGAGACAGTACCCGAACTTATGGGATAGTCCCACGCGCCCTCGGGACACCGCAGAGTGACCATGTCATTCATTTTCGCTGATCCTTGCGCAGGATATTCCCAATCTGCGATTTCGATATTACTCCATCCATGTTTACGATGGAGCAGTAGTCCGCCAATTTCGTTCCGTCAAGGGGCCGAGACATTCGCAGCCCGACCCCTCGCCGGCTTACTAAACGCCCAATGTCAAGTAATATCAGCCCTTTGCGATGTTCGAGATTACGCCCATTGCGAAGGGGGCATAGACCGCCAAGACCTCTTCAGCATAAACGCCGACACCCCTTTCACGAGTTACTATCGGCCATTCGATCTGGTAATAATCCTGCCGCGTCTTGACTTCCGCGACATTGGGGACTTCGTTTGATTGGTACTGCACCGGCAAGTTCTCGGCCCATCCAATAATAGTCCCAGGAGGGACTTTGTCATGGATGCGGATCGGGATAACTTGGCCAGTGTCAGGCGGCGCATATGGGTTGTAGTACCATCGCACCATGCCCGCCGCGGTCCAATCGAACTTCTGGTCTCCGGCGCCTTCATTCATACGCAACAGCGAGGTTGACGAATTGCCGGTAAACACCTTGTTGGTGATGTCCGTCAATTCCTGGCTGTTGACATAGAGGATCGTGGGCGAGAGCTTGAACGTGTCCCACATGGTTTGGAACATCGTGTCGATCTCGACAACCGAGCCGCGGCCGGATGCAGTAAGCACCGTGCCGGTGCCGGCCACGCCCATGGGAAGCTGATTGTAGTACGCACCCGAGCCGGTCTTGACGGCCGTCGTGTAGAGTCCGTCGAATCCATAATTCGGGTTGGTCGAGAAATCAGCCGTCAGCGCAGAGGCCAATTGCCCGGTGGCATCGATCGCCGCCGACTGGACCCAGCTGTTGATGGTGGTGATCGCCTGCAACCGCCCCGTCCCCGCGGAGTTGGTCGTGCCGATATACCACGCATATGCCACAGCGCCCGCAACTGCGGGGGTCGTCATCGTCAGCGAATTGCCGCCGCTGGCCTGGCCGGAACTCAGTGCACTAATCGGCCCCGTTCCGCCGTTGACCATGAACGAGCGCCCGTCCGCACCAGAGACAGAAATCACGGTCGGAGCAGCTTTGCCGGTCGGAGTCCTGGTTGCGTTGTTCCAGCCCTCGAGCGTCAATGCTGCAACCTGGACGTAATAGGTTGCGGTGCCGAGCGCCTGCCCGGTAACCACAGCGGTCGAAAGCGTTGGAGCCGTCGGCGTGGAAAGCGCCACCGTGGCGTTGCCGCCGAGAAGTGCGACCTCTTCCTTCATCATCATCTTTTGCAAGAGACGGAAAACCATGGTTGCCTGCAGGTCTTCAAACGTCCGCGCAGCGTTGATTGCTTCGTAGGTGATCGCGTCTTCCTCGCCAATCGTCATATACGAGGCCGACTTGTTTGCGGTCGTGTATGACATGCGGCCCGCGCGCTGCCCTTCCGGGACCCACGCGATGTTGTCAAACCCGGACCCGGTGATAGCCGATACCTGCCGCCAGTTTGTCGCCGTGCCGACACCACCGCCAACCCGTGGCAGCACATTGCGGATAGGCGCAAAATAGGGGTACAGGTTCTTGGCCGGCCCCTGCAAATCGTAGGCAACCAACCCGGTTCCGGTCGAGATCGACTTCGCGATGTCCTGCGCCAGCGAGGCCAGGCCGAGAGATTCCAATCCTTTCAGCGTCTCGGTCGAGAGCGCAATGCTTGTGCCGCCCAGGCCCGCTCCCGCGCGCCCGAACAACGGGTTGATGGATTTGGCGAGATCCATATTGGCGCCGTCCGCGAAAATCTTTCGCAACGCGGCACCCATACGCTGATCCATGCCCCCTCCGACCATTTGGAGGGTCGCCCTGGTTTCGTCGTACATTGTTACCTCCCTCGAACTGAGGGCAACAAAAAGCCCGGCTGAATTGCCGGGCTCGTTACCGGCCTACCGGCCGGATTCCTTATTGGCAGATTGCTAATTAGCGGATCGGCACATAGGGCCGATCGCGAGAGGCAGCGAGGCTATAGCGGAACTTCTCCTCAGACGTCAGGCCCTTCCAGAAATTCATCACTTCGGCCTCAGATGGGGGCGCTTCGCCCTTCTCAACCGTCGCGGCATGATCCACGGCCTTGCCGTCCTGCGATTTGGAGACTGACACAACGTCGGGCGGCAGCACCCCGCCGGCCTTTGCCGGGAGCGGCTGCTTGGCAATGTCCTCGACCCGCGCCGCGAGCGTTTTGACCATGTCCTTGAGTTCGGCATTGTTGGCCTCGCTGCGTTTCAGCATCTTGCGCAGCTTCTTGGCTTCCTTGTCCGAAGTTCCCGCTCCGGGCGTCTTCTCGATTGTGGATGCGCCCATTGCGCTGTCCTCCGTGGTTGATGCCTTCGACATATCCGAGGCGCCATGGCAGAACGCCCCGGCCTTGCACATCGCGTCGTGCGCCGCTTTCAGATAGCCCATCGTCGCCCCCGAATGCCGCGCACCGCGCTTTGAGGTATCCTGCGTCGAGTTGTGCCCTGGCTGGTAGGTCTCAGCAGGCGGAGACACAGTCGGCGCAGGATGTTCCGTATTGCGGCCGGTGTCCTGTGTGGCGTTGGCCTCGGCCTTCATGCACCATTGGCCATCGGCAAGCTTCCCAATCGCATCGTGCGCCACATTCATCAGGAAGTGATCTGCGGCCGACTGACGGCGCCCGGCCTTCTCGAGCACCAAGTCGCCCAGCATCTCGACGCTGGCGACCAGCTCTGCCGCCATTGCTGCGATCTCATTCTCATCGGCGAAGTCGGCGACCTTTTGCGATATCTCGATGCCGTGCTTCTTGGCTGCGGCCCGGATCTTCGACTTGATACTGGCGAGCTGTTCGGATGTGTATTTCTTCGCGTTTTTCGGCATGTTGATGTAGGACCATGCGGCCCTGACGTGCCCCTCGGTGTCGACCGGATAGCGCTTTTTCCCTCCTCGGTAGCCGGGGTCGGCATAGGTCACATCGCCATAGGGCTTCTTTGCGTCACCATCGCCGCCGTCAGCCTTGAATGCCATCGGATCGGCGGCGCCTTTATCGGCAAAATCATCCTTTTTGTCTTGGTCTGTCTCTTTGGCGCCGTGATCGTCGGCGTCATTGTCGCCATCGAAGTTCTGCTCCGACGCAACATCGCGCGTCGGTTTGGCGTCAGCCTTGGCCGCATCGTCCTCGTCGGGCTCCTTGTTGTCCGGCTTGACGGCCTTCACCATCTCGGCCGCAGCAATGACCTCGAGCGGCGTCGCGCCCCGGTCGACCGCGGCCTTCGCCAGACACCGCGCCGCCTCGTCCTTTTTGGCATGCTGGTGAGTCGGATCGCCGCAGGCCCAATATTGCTGCGTTTTCGCCATTGCCTCGGCGAGCGCATCGCCGAGATTGCCGAGCCCGTCGGGCATTGTCGTCTCCTGTGAGGCTTTCCACATGTCGAAGACCGCCTCGGGGTTTGCCGGCCGATCGACCAGCGAAATCTCATGCAGATCCAGTTTCGTGATGACCTTGTAATTCCCCGACTCCCGCTCGCGCACGCGCCCGCCGATCGAGAAACCGCGATAAACATTATTTTTGATTTTCTTGACGGCAATCGGATCGACCACATGCCCGACGATCCGGGTTATCCCATCATCCCCGCAATTGCATTCGAGCGCCGTGCCGGCCGCCGAAAGTCCGTGCATCTCCCGCAGCGCGGGGAACTGCATATAACTCGGGATCGCCTCGCGCATCGCTGCGGCGCGCACGATCTCGCCTTGGTCGTCTTCGTCCTCGGTCGAGACGATGCCGTGCACCTTGATCGTGCCGTCATCCTGCGGCTCGACTTTCTCGATTAGCCCATAGAGCCGCATATTTTCCATCGTCCTTTAGTTTGCAGCCAACACCCAATATCGAAAATATTTGTACGACAAAGGGTTGCCGGATGTCGCGGTGCTGCTGTCGCAGCCGCCGAGGTTGCAAGCAATGTTATTCATCACAATTTGCGCTCCACCAGATCCCCAACAAGAACATACGGCCCCATCCGCATACAAAGCTGAACCATCGAAATAACTAGACTGCGTTCCATTGCCGGAGCCAGTGTCCTTCCACCAAACGCCGATGGTGTGGAAACTAGTGTCTGCATTAAAGTCATTCTCTACCGTTGCGTCATGCGGCGGGGATTCACTACCGCAACAATAAAAATGAGTTATACCTTCGAAACCAGAGATTTGATAAACCTCGCCAATGCCCACTTCTTGATAGATGCCCGACGCGCTGCCATTATTTATATAAGTATCAAAATGATAGCCGTCGCCTGTGCCGTCGTTGAGCCTGGGCCATCGGACAACCCACTCCCAAAAACCAAACCTACTAAAAGAAGTGCTTCCAATTCCAGAGGCGCAGGACTGACCCGACGAGCAGCTATTGCTGGCTGAAGTGGGTTGTATGTTTAAGCCGTTGCTATCAAAGTAAATCGTGTCAGACGTGCTACCGTTGGACCACAGATTGGTATCGAGGGAGGTATCATTTACGAACTCGTCGTCAGTTGTCAGTACCCAGTGAAACCCCGACGGCGCGGACACCCCCAAAGGACAAGCCCCCCCGCAACCTGACGCAGGTGTCACGTTGATCGTCAATATGCGGCTGATCACGTTGGCCGACGACGCCAACGCGGCCAAGAGCAGGCATGGGATAATGAGCAGCGCCGCGGCCCAGTCTCTCGGACGCATCGACTACGCCAACTGGCCCGTGTTGGAGAACGCCGTGAGGGACGTGAGGATGTCCGTGACGTTCTGCTTGCTCAGGAGCACGAAATTCGCTGGCGTGCCGATCGTGATATTGGCGCCCACATGCTGCACCACCACATGGTTGCCCTGCGGGTCGGTGACGTGGAGTTGGGGCGTCCCCACGCCGGGGAGCGTTGTTTTGAGCGCTGCCATTTTACGCCGCCGGATAAACGTCGCCGTATACATACAGGTCCGCCGTCGCCGCAGAACCCTGACCCGTCGTCAAGCTCAGATAGATCGGGCTGATTGTCTGCACCGTGGTGCCCGTGGCGAGCGTCAAATCAAGGGAGAGGCTGCTGGCGGTCAG